GGCGATTAGAACCATAATATAGGTCAATGTGAGCATGTTGATTGTATCTATAAGTTACAATCAAAATGCGTTTGATACTATGTATTTACAAACCTCTAGGGAATCCTACGAGATTTGCACCGAGACCGAAGCCGGCACCCTGGCGAGCCGTCACGCCAATAGAGGGGGAGACTAAGTCAAGAACAGCGAAAACAGCCGCCGCGACGAGCGCCAATGTGGCGATCTCGTCGACCGGCAGGGTCTTCCGGGGGATAAAAAGCGCGGCACCAGCTACAACGAGACCCTCAATCAGGTATTTGATCGCACGATTGATAACTTCAGCAACGTCCATGTTTGTTCTATATTTAGGAAAAAGAAATTTTAATGCGGAGTTTAAAGATAAAGGATTTACATTTGTAAAGAAGAATGGCAGCTGAGCGTGAAGATTTCTTAACCGAGGATGCTGAGATTCCCAGCCAGCGCTGGGCTCTTCTGAGTTTCCTCAGCCCCGAGAAGGTATTAAGCCGGAAGGATACACATTTCTTTACTGTTTTTTTGAAGCAGTATGAATTCCAAGTTCGCACACAAAATCTTGAGAAGTTCCTTGTCGGAAAGGTTAAGAGTTTCAATGACAAGCTTGATAAGCAGGCGGCGGAGTTCGAATCAAAGGACCTCAGTGGTGCCGCAACCCTGTGCCGCAATGCACAGATGCGTGTCGACACTGTATTGACCGATCTTCAGGAGTTCGTAAAGACGAACCAGAAGGAGCTTGTTCAGTCCAAGTTGAATGACGAGTTCGATGACTTCCTTTTCAAGAATAAGACCAAGCTCGAGGACGATTACTATGCGCAGAACAATTTCCAGACAACTGTGCGTGGTCTCAAGATTCGCGGCGTTTACAGCGACAAGCGTGAAGCCGAGGTTCGGGCGAAGAAACTTCAGCGCACTGATCCGCTTCACAATATCTTTGTAGGCGAGATGGGCAAGTGGCTGCCGTGGCACCCCGACCCGCACGAGGTTGCCGAGCAGGAATATGCCGAGGATCAGCTCAACACGCTCATGAAGAAGTACAAGGAGAACGAGGAGGCGCGTGAGGTGTTCCACAGAGAGCAGCGTGAGTCTGGGCGTAGTCAGAAGAAGACTGTTTTCTCCGATGACGGTGTCCCTGAGGGTGTAGGTGCTACGATGAATGTTGTAAGCGGTGTACCGAAGGAAGATGAACTACCGTCTCTCGGATCAGGTACGTCGGCGTTTGCTGGCATGTTCTCCTCATCAGGTTCCGCGGATCTCGCGATCGAGAGAAAGACCCAGAAGAAGGAAGAGTAAATAGATTATAAGTATGTAAACTCTAGAGTTGGTATTTGTAGATACCAACTCTTCAGTTAGCTCATTTGGTAGAGCGGGGGATTGTAGACAATGTCTAAGCAATAAGTCTCCCCAGGTAATTGGTTCGATTCCGATACTGAAGAATTTTTTAATCATGTAGTACATGCTTAAAAATTGAGATATTCAAAAGATAAAACTACAGAGCAAGTATAACACTACTGTCGTAATTACTGTACAAACACAGGAATACACTTGTTTTCCTGGCAAAACTGCCCCTCTGCACACGTTACACCCGCGCAATCCAAATCGCGGAATCCCTCGTAAGGAAACGCAGCCGGAAAGAGATTTTTTAACAGGGGAACTACAACTAATACAGCCAAAAGGACAACAACTAGTCCAAGCAATCCGTATGAACGCGCCATTCTACCAAGGCTCAAGGAAAAACGGGCAGCCCTGTATCTCTCGGGAGAAGCGAAGTCCTGTTTTCTTCGCAGTATCCATTGAAACACTTCTCCTTCGGTTGATTTTTACACGAGGACAGGTCAACACCGCACCGTTCTCCAAGAAACCCTTCATTAATCCTGTAAAATCTGTCGCAACCCAGAAGAACACATGCGATGAACAGTATGATTAAGCTTTGTATAATGACTTTTCTCATATCCTCTAATTCTGTCCGGGAAATTTCTTCACGCTTATCGCAGGTCCCTTGAGCTTCCGTGCGGCATTCGGATCATACTCATTGCTACCCTCCTCGTCCTTCTCCTTGAAATGCGCAGCCGAGTGCGCCCAGAATTCGGGCGCACCAATGCGAAAGTCGGAATGCTGTTCTGCCTTGTACCAAAAGATACAATCTTCCATTTTATTACTCTGGCTGGTGTTATCTATGACAAGGCATTCATAGTTCTGTGTACATTGGTCCATGATCTGGCAGAAGAACTCAAATGACGGGAACGCCGAGCCATAGTTGTCAAAGATACGCTTTCTGTTTGTAAAATACGGTTCTCTTAAGATAAAGACATAGTCAACGTTGGTACGAAGAGCCGGCTGAATACCCAGCGGATATTGCATAGTAATCAAGAAGAAAACCTTGAGCCAACGACCGTTCATGAAAAGGTAGCGAATATTCTTGTCGTGTGTCCAACTGTCATCGTACATACAGTCGTCAAGAATCATAAAGGATCTCGGATCAACTCGTGACACCATTTGCCCTGCCGCCTGTTCTTTCATAATACGTGCCATCATCATCTTCTGCCTTTTCACGAAATTTGACAAAATTGTCGCATTATACTCGCCATGAATAAATAGCGGCGGAATCATTTTACCGTAGAAAGAATTCGACTCTTCTGTGCCACTAATTACTGTTCCGAGGGGCATATTCTGATGGTTAAAAAGCAAATCGCGCACAAGAGTTGACTTTCCGGTACGACGACGTCCAATAAAAACGGCGACGGCGTCCTGGGGGATCTTCTTCATGTCAAACTTTCTCAAAGACACATTCATTGATGCGGAGGCTGCCATAAGCTTTGATAAACTAGACACATAGAAAAAAAGTGCGGCATACACGAGATTTGCTTTTCGCACGACAATCAAGAACAGAGGAATGCTTACAGGTGGAATCCAAATTCCTCATCCCAAGTTTTTCTTAAAAGAAAGACCTCTCACTCTTACTTCATTTTCAGAACTTCATCGCCTTCATCCCGGGCTACTTCATTTGTATGACATTTCTGGAGATAAACATAATGTACATATGGACCACAGTTTTCGGATTGTTGGAGCACCTGGAATTTCGAGAAGTGGAGCCATGAACTTAACCGTAGAGAAAAATGTAAAAGATTCGGGCGTTGAACTTAGAGATATTTCTGGATTTATGAAAGTTACACATTTATTAGACCCTATTTCCTGGTTGCGAGGTAAATATGGTGTTGAAGATGCCAGTGGTACCTCTTTTTTTCAAGAAAACGCGAATGACAGAGTTAAGAATAAGTTGGATACTCCAATGAATCAAGCTTATGTGGAAGCCGTAGCGTCGTACTGCCTTTCTAAGCTAAGAGAGGGCAATGTGAGTCCTCATTTTCATTTCTTTTATGGAGCATTCAGAGGCGTGTCTGAGACATATTCGTATAATATCTCGGATGTCTTTTCAACATATCGTCATTGCCGATGGTTCTGGGATCACCAAGAATCTGGAATTTTCCAGCTCAGTGTAGATAATGAGGAAAATCTCAATCGGGAGGTTCTTGATGCTATTTTTGATCCTCCGTCTGAAATTCACTCGGAGACGAGCTCAGATACACAGTCCGAGGAAGAGCTTGAAAGTTTAGATGAAACTAATAAAGAGCGCACAGTTGAACTAGAATCATTACACAGTACATCAATGAGTAGCGTTTCATGTAAAGAATCAAGTGACGATGATGAAAGCGAAGCAGATGACGATGACGATGCAGAAGATGAAGATGCTGAAGAAGATGACGATTCTGATGATGATTCGCTCAACGTTCTCGCAAAAATAAAGAATTTTCCCGTTATGCTTCTCTTTACAGAATCAAGCAAAGGAACCATGGATCAACTCTTAGAAAACTTCGAAGAAATTGGTGCCAAGCCTGGTGATGAGAAATGGGACGAGATCTGGCTTGCCTGGATCTTTCAGATTATTTCAGCTCTCTGCGTTGCTCAGAGTATGTTTGGATTTTCGCACAATGATCTTCACACAAACAATATTGTATGGATAGAAACCGACGAGAAATTTATACATTATAGCTCAAGAGATGGACATGTCTGGAAGATACCAACCTATGGTAAAATCTTCCGCATCATTGATTTCGGTCGTGCGATTTTCTGGATAAACAAGAAACTATTTTGTAGTGACGATTTCTGTGTAGGCAATGATGCTGGAGATCAATATAATTTTGGTCCTCTAGTTACAGATAATAGCGAGCCGGTCATACATCCCAATCCCTCGTTCGACTTGTGTAGATTGGCTGTGAGTCTGTTTGAGGGTCTCTTCCCAGTTGAACCGCTCATTAAAAAACATGCGCATATTTTGAGTTCGGAACCAGGTCTCAAAATCAAAGAGACTGAATCTGACCTCTACAACTTACTCTGGACATGGATGATTGATGAAGATGGACGCAATGTAATGATGGAGCCGAATGGAACAGAACGGTACCCCGATTTTGAACTTTATAAAGTTATTGCGGCGAAAGTTCATGATGCTGTTCCATCTGAACAGATTACGCGACCGATCTTTGACAAATTTCGTGTCTCCAAGGAAAAAGTTTCCAAGAAGACAAAAGTCTATAATTTGTTTTGCTAAAATACGTCGCTGTTTTTCATATTTGTTCTCTTTTCAATTTCCTTGAGTATTGTACCCCAGAGTGATGTTGGTTCATAGTCATCCGTTTCAAACGGGAGTTTCCTCTTTCTCAAAATCGCGCGGAACCAGTGAATTGCATAGACGTCACTCGGAATCAGATCCGATTTACAAAATGCCTTCTGTCCATATTTGGCTGGAAAACATTTTTGCTCCTCTTCAAAGGCTTCCTTTACGTCCCACCAGTTCAACGGTAAGAATGTCTTTGCTGGGAGAGCATATTTCTTCAAATCTAGTTCTTCTAATCCTTTCCGAAAGAGATTCATAAAATCAAACGGGGTTTTTAAGGTCGTTGTATCCGGTATATGATCCATGATCCATGTAGTCAGTTCTGAATTT